AAAAGGGAGAACGAAAGTTTTCCCTTTTTTGTTTGGATTTGTAACAAATTATTAGTATCTTTGTTACAATTATATGAAAAATATCTGCATAAAAAAAAGTTTAAAAAAACATTTGGTATTATCAAATATTCTTCGTATCTTTGTAAGAACGTTATATTTATATAGGACGTCGGTGTAGGACAGACACCAAAATAAAACCATAAAACATAAACTCTTAAAACTCAAAAAAATGGCTATTAATTTAGATGCTATCAGAGGCAGACTGAACAAACTGCAATCAACCACATCGAAGAAAGTAGAATTGTGGAAACCAACACCGGGCAAACATCAAATCCGTTTAGTTCCGTATAAGTTCAACGAAGAAAATCCTTTTATCGAACTTTATTTTCATTACAACATTAACAACAAATCTTATTTATCTCCAATGTCATTTGGCAGACCTGACCCAATTGTTGAGTTCGCTGACAAATTAAAGCGTATGGGTGATAAGGAAGATTGGAAAGCAGCGAAAAAGATGGAGCCGAAACTTCGTACATTCGTACCAGTATTGGTAAGAGGTGAAGAAGGAGAAGGTGTTCGTTTTTGGGGATTTGGTAAGACTGTTTACCAAGAAATCTTAGGATATATGGCTGACCCAGACTACGGCGATATTACTGACCCAACAATTGGTAGAGATATCACTGTTGAGATTGTATCGGCTGAAGATAGTGGTACATCATACCCTGTTACAACAATCAGAGTAAAACCGAAAGAAACACCATTGGTAGAATCAGCGGAGGACACTAAGAAATTCCTTACAAGCCAAATGGAAATTACAGACCTTTATCAAGAACTAACTTATTCCGAGTTGAAAAGTGTGTTAGAGGGATGGTTAAACCCATCAGCAACTGGTGATGATGAATTAGAAACATCAGTATCAGCTCAAACATTATCTTCAACGGCATCACCTGCAGAATCCGTAATACCAGCACCAACAGCAAAAGCTGAATCGCATGATATGGGAGGTTCACAACCAACGCCAGCTAAGAAATTAGATGATGTAACATCAGCATTTGATGACCTTTTCAACAACTAAAATAAGTTATTATGGCAAAAAAGGAAATTGAGTTAGCAGATATACTTGCTGAAACTCTAAACAAACAATCTAAAGACCAGAAAGTGGCATTCTTTTTGGATTCGGATGAAGCACCTACAAATGTAGAAGGTTGGGTATCAACTGGAGCATCATTGTTGGATGTGGCTATCTCAAATCGCCCTTATGGTGGATTGCCTGTTGGTAGAATTACCGAAGTTACTGGGTTGGAGCAGAGTGGTAAATCGCTCTTATCCGCCCACCTTCTTGCCGAAACGCAAAAGTTAGGTGGATTGGCAGTATTAATTGATACTGAAAATGCAGTAAGTGCGGAGTTTTTAAACGCAATTGGAGTAGATGTATCTAAAATGCTTTATGTAGCAGCTGAAACTGTGGAAGAGTGTTTTGAGTACACCGAAACGATTATCGAAAAGGTGAGAGTTGCATCAAAGGATAAGTATGTAACTATCGTAGTGGATTCAGTAGCAGCAGCATCAACTAAAAAGGAGATGGATGCTGATTACGATAAAGATGGATACGCTACCGATAAGGCAATAATTATCTCAAAAGCAATGCGTAAAATCACTAACTTAATTGGTAGACAGAAAATCACTTTGGTTTTCACAAATCAATTAAGACAGAAGATGAACGCTATGCCATTCTCTGACCCGTGGACAACTTCTGGTGGTAAAGCAATCGCTTTCCATGCTTCGGTTCGTTTACGATTGAAGGGTATGGGTACAATTAAAGCAAAAGACAAGAATGGAAATGACCAAATTGTGGGAATTAAAGTTCGTTGTCAGGTTGTAAAGAATCGTATGGGCCCACCATTACGAACTGCAGATTTTGATATCTTCTTTGATAGAGGTATTGATAACTACGGAGCTTGGTTGGGTAGTATGAAAGACAATAACTTACTAAAAGCTGCTGGAGCATGGTACACTTATGTGGACACTGATACAGGTGAAGAAATTAAGTTCCAATCAAAGGATTTTCCTCAATTATTGGAAACTAATCAATCAGTTAAAGACCAAATCTACAAACGTATTTGTGAGGCAACCATCTTACAATACAAAAAGGGTAGTACACTGGATTCAGAAGAACTATTTGTAGATTCGGAAGTTATTGGAGATTAATTAACTAATATGTTACAAACAAAATGAAAGAACTTTACAAAAAATTACTCAATGAAGTAGAAACGGAACACGACTCAAACTCCCAAAGAGTGAGAAATAGTAGAGTTCTTATCATTGATGGACTAAATACCTTCATCCGTAGCTGGACAACTAATCCTACAATGAATGAGGATGGTGACCATACGGGTGGAGTTATTGGTTCATTGAAATCAATAGGGTTTGGTATTCGCCAATTTAACCCTACAAGAGTTATCCTTACTTTTGATGGTAAGGGTGGTTCTAATGGAAGAAAAAAGATTTATGAGGGATATAAATCTGAAAGAGGTAAGAATCGTTTCAGAGTCAATAGACAGTATCCCGAAATGATGACCCAAGAAGATGAGCAGGTATCTATGAAACGCCAATTTGTATGGTTGGTAGATATATTAGATAGTTTGCCTGTTACAACAATGGTATATGATGGTATAGAAGCCGATGATGTTATCGGACACATCACTACACAACTATTGGGTGAGGATGAAGAGTGTGTAATCGTATCTACTGATAAGGATTTCCTACAATTGGTAAATGATAAGGTCACAATCTATTCTCCAACTAAAAAGAAAAAATATGATAGGAAAGCGGTATTTGAAGAGTATGGCTTATATCCACAAAATCTACTTCTATTCAGAACGTTGGATGGGGATAATTCGGATAATATTCCGGGTGTAAAGGGATGTGGATTAAAGACAGTACTAAAAAGATTCCCAGAGTTAAGTGAAGATAGAAAGATAGAATTTGATGAGTTTTTTGATATTGCGGAAACTAAAGTCAAAGAATCTAAATTATATTCTGATATCGTAGCTAACAAAGATGTTATTTTAAGAAATCAACAATTAATGCAATTAGAAGAACCTATAATTTCCACTAACGAAAAGATGAAAATTTTAGATAGGTTTAGAGAACCAAATAAGAAGTTTGAAAAGATGGAGTTCTTTAAGGTAGGAGCTAAATACAAAATCCTACAAAATTGGAGTGATATTAACGATTGGTTAAAATCAACATTTTCAAACATTATAGTTAAATAAAAATAAATGGCAGAAGCATTAGATACATTATCTAAATACGGTCAATCGTTTCAATCAAAAGTAATATCTGTATTATTGACGGATGCTAAACTTTTGGATTCGTTAAGTGATATTATACATAAGAAGTTTTTCGAATCGGAAGCTAATAAATGGATAGTTGAAACAATTAAAGATTATTTTGATGAGTTTAAGAAAGAACCTACATTGGATGTATTCAAATCAGAAATATCCAAAGTAGATAATCCATCTTTACAAAAAACCATAATCGAGCAACTTAAAGTAGTTTATACGCAAGTTGGACAAGATGATACGGATTATGTGAAGAAGGAGTTCTCATCATTTTGTATCAATCAGAATCTAAAAGAGGTAATTATACAATCGGTAGATTTACTTAAAGCAGGTAATTACGATAGGATTAAGGATTTAGTAGATAAGGCAATGAAAGTTGGTATTGAAACCGATTTGGGACATGATTATCTATTAGATTATATAGCTCGTATTGAGGATGAGAAAAGAGATACCATTGCTACTCCGTGGGAGGTTATTACCGAATTAATGAACGGAGGTTTAGGACCGGGTGAGTTAGGGGTTGTAGTGGCACCTTCTGGGGTTGGTAAGACTTGGGTTCTTGCCGCAATCGGAGCGGCAGCTGTTAAAGCAGGTAAGAGTGTTGTTCACTACTCATTGGAACTATCCGAAAACTATGTAGGTGAGAGATATGATACAATATTCACATCAATCCCATCTGCGGATTTGGTTGATAATAGAGATTTGGTACATAGGAAAATTAAATCATTAGCAGGTAAGTTATTGATTAAGTATTTCCCACCAAAGGGTGTATCATCCAAAAAGATTGAAGCTCACATTGAGAAGATGACAGCAGCTGGTAATAAACCCGATTTAATCATTGTAGATTATGCTGATTTACTACTATCACATTCAAATAAAAATGATAGTACATATGGGGAGCAAGGTGGTGTGTATATTGAATTGAGAGGAATGGGTGGTGAGTTAGGTATTCCAATTTGGACAGCATCACAAACAAATAGAAGTGGTATAGATTCAGAGGTTATTGAAGCTGATAAGATTGCAGATTCATACGCTAAAGTAATGAATGCAGATTTTATTATGAGTGTTAGTAGAAAATCAAAAGATAAACTAAATAATACTGCTAGAGTTCACGTTATGAAAAATCGTTTTGGTATGGATGGTATCACATTCCCAACTAAAATGGATACTAACAAAGGAATCATAGAAGTTTTTGATGCAAATTCAGCAGATGGAATATTAGCACGGAAAGAAAGTAATAGTGGAGCTGAAGAAGAAAGACAATTATTACACAAAAAATATATGGATACTATGCCGTTAGGTGGGGCAGTAAAGCCGGTATCTGGACTAGGATAAGATATATAAAAATATAAAAATAAAAAGTTAAAAAAACATGCAATTTTTTGTATGAGAAGTTAAGATTGGTTGTATTTATTAAAACCTAAAGCATACAAAAAAGACGATTACATATGAGCAATTTATTTACAGAAAGAATAGCGTACAAACCATTTGAATATCCAGACTATTACACCGAAGGGTGGTTGAAGCAAATGCAGGCATTTTGGTTACACACCGAAATCCCAATGCAGGGAGATGTTAAAGATTGGAATGAAAATTTAACAAAAGAAGAAAAACATTTAGTAGGAAATATTCTATTGGGTTTTGCCCAAACCGAATGTGCGGTTTCCGATTATTGGACAGGGATGGTAACTAAATGGTTTCCAAAACACGAAATTAAACAAATGGCAATGGCGTTTGGTTCGCAAGAAACAATACATTCGGTTGCGTATTCGTATTTGAATGAAACTTTAGGATTGGATGATTTTGCAGGTTTTATGCATGATGATGTTATGAAGGAGAGATTTGAATTACTAACAAATACAACCGCAGATTGGACTCCTACTGATTTACAAACAAATCACAAAGCTAGAGTTGAGGTTGCTCGTTCACTTGCTATCTTTTCGGCATTCGCTGAGGGTGTAGCACTATACTCTTCATTTGCAGTTCTTTACTCATTCCAAATGAGAAACCTGTTAAAAGGAATTGGACAACAAATGAAGTGGAGTGTAAGAGATGAATCCCTACATTCAAAGATGGGGTGTCAATTATTCAGACATATGTGTGATGAGTTTCCTGAATTGTTAGAAGAAGCAAAATCGTCTATCTATGAAGCAGCATTAATCATTAGAGATTTGGAGCATAAATTTATTGATAGAATATTTGAAAAAGGTGATTTAGAAAATCTAAAAGCAGATGACTTAAAAGAATTTATTACAAAAAGAGTTAATGAGAAATTAGGAGAGTTGGGATATAACCCAATACCTGGTGGTGATGATTACTTTGAATACAACGAAGAATCAGCATCTCAATTAGATTGGTTCTATCACTTAACTGGTGGAGTAACCCATACCGACTTCTTTGCAATGAGACCTACTGATTACAGTAAAGCAAACGAAGGTGAAGATTGGTCTGATATATTTTAATTAAAATTTTATGAAGCATTACGGAGAAGAATTCGGTTGGGAAATCGATGTTGATTACCCAGCGTGGGGAAATACGGAAATATACGTTAAAACAATCTCAAAAGGTTATCTATTAGATGGTGAAAAACCAAAAGATGCATATTGGAGAGTTGCAACGGCAGTAGCTAGAAGATTGGGTAAACCACAACTTGCTACAAAGTTCTTTGATTATATTTGGAGAGGTTGGTTATGTTTAGCAACACCGGTACTTTCTAATACTGGTACTGATAGAGGTTTACCTATTAGTTGTTTTGGTATTGATGTAGGTGATAGTATCTATGAGATTGGATATAAGAATTTGGAGTTAATGTTGTTGGCAAAGCATGGTGGTGGAGTTGGTATTGGTATCAATCAAATCAGACCTGCTGGTTCAAAGATTACAGGTAATGGTACATCGGATGGTGTAGTTCCATTTTGTAAGATTTATGATTCAACTATCCTAGCTACAAATCAGGGTTCAGTTCGTAGAGGAGCC